CCACAGGGTCGTACGATGACCTCAGTGACAAACCGACAATTCCTCCGGCACAAGTTAACGCGGACTGGGACGCATCCAGTGGTGTGAGCGCAATTTTGAACAAGCCGAACTTGGCGGCTGTAGCTACGACTGGCGACTATTCTGATCTCCAGAACAAGCCGTCCATCCCTGCCGCTCAGGTCAACTCTGACTGGTCTGAGACGGATTCGACATCCAAGGCTTATATCGAAAATAAGCCCGACCTCTCCGTGTACGCGGAAAGTTCAGACCTTGCTACTGTTGCAACTACTGGAAGTTATGATGACTTGTCCGACAAGCCAGTGATTCCGGCTGCACAGATTCAGTCCGACTGGACGGAATCCGACTCGACTTCGAAGGCTTACATACAACATAAGCCCGACCTCAGCGTCTACGCACAAAGTGCAAACTTGGCTACCGTCGCCACGACCGGTGACTACACCGACTTGGCGAACACTCCAAGCCTCGCAACGGTTGCAACCACTGGCGACTACTCGGATTTAAGCAACAAACCGTCTATCCCTGCCGCACAAGTTAACAGCGATTGGGACGCACAGAGTGGAGTCTCGCAGATTTTGAACAAACCGAACCTTGCCACCGTGGCAACTTCCGGTTCGTACAATGACCTTTCGAACAAGCCGACGATTCCTCCGGCGGTAACCGTAGACCAGCACTATGACGCTTTGTCTGCAAATCCGCAGTCTGGTGCCGCTGTTGCTGAAGCCATTGCTGGTACCGGACAGGTTCCTTCTGTCACGAGTTCCGATGACAACAAGGTGCTCATGGCTTCGTTTAGCGGCGGAGTTGGCTCTTATTCTTGGGAACCTTCTGCCGCTGCTACCCAGGTCAATGCTGACTGGGATGCAAATTCTGGTGTGGCAAAAATTCTGAATAAGCCTGATCTCTCTGTGTATGCAGAAAGTTCCAACCTTGCAGCCGTCGCAACTAGCGGTGATTACAACGATTTGAGCAATCGTCCGTCAATCCCTGCTGCACAAGTTAACGCAGATTGGGATGCAAATTCTGGCGTTTCCCAGATTCTCAACAAGCCAAACCTCGCAACTGTTGCCACTTCTGGCGACTATGCCGATCTCCAGAACAAGCCGACTATCCCAGCCGCTCAGGTACAAAGTAACTGGAACGAGTCCGATTCGACGAACAAGGCTTACATACAAAATAAGCCTGACTTGTCTGTATATGCCCAGTCCGCAAACCTTGCAACGGTTGCGACTTCGGGCGATTATGCAGATTTGACGAACAAGCCGACGATCCCTGCTGCCCAGGTACAAAGTAACTGGAATGAATCCGACAATACGTCGAAAGCGTTTATTCTCAATAAGCCTGACTTGTCCGTATACGCCCAGTCTGCAAATCTTGCGACTGTGGCTACTACTGGCGATTACGACGACCTCCAAAACAAACCGGTTATCCCTGCTGCACAGATTCAAGCCGACTGGAACGAAACCGACTCGACTTCGAAGGCTTACATACAACATAAGCCAACCATCCCGGCTGCCGTGACTGTCGACCAGACGTACAATGCGTCGTCCGCAAATCCGCAGAGCGGTACGGCTGTCGCTGGTGCAATTGCTGCGATTTCTGTTGACGAAGTCCCGGCTGTCACCAGCTCCGACGACGGAAAGGTCTTGAAGGCAACGTACAGCGGAGGCACTGGTTCCTACTCTTGGGAGACCGAGACTGGAACAACGTATACCGCTGGTGATGCGATTGACATTACGAACAACGAAATCTCTGTCAACTATGATACGGATACGTTGAGCACCGTGTCTGGTACGGCAACGGCTAATGTCACTGAAATGGATGGCGAAGGATTTTGTACACTTCCAGCAGGGGTTCAAGCAGTAGCTGCGACAGGCTCTAGTCCGTCCACTGTTCTAATTCACATCCCAGGGAACCAGCTGTATTTCGGAGGAGACAAGAGTAGCCATACTTTCCGTGTAATGCTTGGTGCGGCTAACTATAATCCGATGGGAAATGAAGGGTACTATACACAATATACATCAGCTGCTGTTTCTTGCACATACGATAATAAAAGGTACACGTATGTTGACGAGCAAGATATCGAAATAACTTTACCTTGTGACAGTCAAAATGGCTGGATGTACAGTCTTGTGCCAACAAAGTTCACTATAGGGGTTGACATAAATGATGACGGAGGAGACCCCTACGCTGATGTCGTTCTGAATCCTAGAGGTTCAGTTTTTAGTGGTGAAGGAATAATCTTCACGTACAGAGACGTAGCCAATCAAAAGCTTGCCGTCCGTAATCCGCTCCCGGCTTCTACGTCTGCCGATGCAGACAAGGTACTGAAGGTGGATGCGAATGGCGTACCTGAGTGGTCTACTGGTGGAGGAGCCCAAGTACAAGCTGACTGGACAGAGACTGACACATCTGACCCGGCTTACATACAAAATAAGCCCGCAACGACTGGTCTCATCGCTGGTTCGAACATCACCTTGACTAACGGAGCCAACGGTGTGACGATTGCAGCGACTGTGCCGACCGTTCCGACGACCGACCAAGTTTACAACTCTTCGTCGACGAACCCTCAGAGCGGAACTGCGGTCGCTGGCGCGATCAGCAACAAGCAGAACAAACTCTACAGCATCGACGACGTACGAGTCGTAAGCTCGCTTCCGGTTCTACCTGTGTCTACAACGTTGTACCTAATCCCGGAGACCTAATATGTCGTTCAAAGTAGGTTCAACAGCCATCGGTGAAATCTACGTGGGTTCCCAGAAAATCAAGGAAGCCTACGTGGGTTCGACCCTTGTGTATCAGCTTTCCAGTCCGGGACCCGGCCCCGGCCCCAGTGCTACTTGGTCTCCGAACCCAGTCACTAACCTTAATATCCACGCATGGCAAGCTCCGGCACTTACAGTGTCTACATGCACCGCCAGCTCGTCTACGCTCACGATTTCCCTTGACGTCTCTAATTTGGAGAACAGTTATTGGATTACTGGCTCCGTTTACTGGCGTGTAAGCGTTAACGGAGCCCTTGAAACGCTTATAGCGATGACTGGTCGTAGCGGCACCAATCAATGGCAGACTCCTAGTCCAGTAACAATACACGTGAAGGCTGGAGCTACGGTCAGTCTTGGATTCTACGACGCCGACCAACAATCATCGAGCTACGGAATTGTCGGCACATTGGCAATAAGTTAACAGAGGAATTTTATGTCTGCATATCAAGATTACATTTCCACCTACAACGGCTTGCCGCTTACGTACAACGGAAGCTGGCTGTCGCTCCACGTGCCGAAGCCGTCTGCACTCGCTCCGTACACTGTGCGGTTCCAGTTTGATAGTTCGGTGTACAACCCCACTTCGTACCAATATCACTGGGATTCATGGGGAACGTGGACTCGAGTATCCTCGTCTCCTAACGTCTGGGACTTCACGTGTCCGAGAACGTCGTATTGGGGCTGTTTCAATGCTGGTAACTACAGCACCCTTCCTAGTTGCCAGATAATTGATGCTAATTTAAGAGACGTGACAAGCTTATCTAGTTCGTTCTATCGTCAATCCAACATAACCAGTGTAAATCTGGGTGACTTGTGGAGTATTCAGTCATTCGACCAGCCTTTTACAGGCTGCACATCGATTACGGACTTCGTTATTGGGGATATCGGTGAACTGTCTTCTGCAAGTTACATCGACGGGACTAATATAGGGGACGGAAGTTTTATTCCGGCACAAAGCTCTATAGAAAGGTTCCAGATTGGCGATTGCTATAAAGACATGCACTGGGTTGCTGACTCAGTTCATCGTTGTCCCTACCTTGAATCAGTGACTATAGGAGCGCAGTACGCAACTACAAGCATTAGCACTATGTTCAAGGGTGCTTCTGGCTCATCAAAGGGGCTGACAATTACTTTGGGCGACATGCCGTTAGTTGAGTCTGCTGCACAAGCGTTTCGCAATGCTGGTGCTTCAACGAGCGGCCCGTCTATTATGTATTCCGAAGTCGTCGTGAACTTAGGAGCTATGCCATCAGTTACAGAGACTGATGAAATGTTTGCTTACTCCTACATTTTTGGTAGAGCTCCTAACATGGACTTGAGCAACGTCACGCGAGCATACCACATGTTCGAGGGATCCCATTTCTCGTCAGCTCCACGGTACAGCATGTCAGTGTGTACGGAGGCGTCCAATATGTTTGCAAGTTGCCCAGAGCTTACAGAAGTTCCGCTTTTGCACATCAACAGTGCATGCAACATCGCCCATATATTCTACTCCAAGGACGTCTCGTACGGCCTCAGAGAGAGCACACAGCATCCGTGCGAATTGTTCCCGTATTACTGTCATCCGAGTATGTGGGGGCGATATAGCACGAGTTGGATGCAATGCTGGTTCCAGCTGCACCCAGAGATTACTAACCATGATCCTATCGAAATCGAAAGATACTACTACTCAGATAACTCTTGGAACAGTTCAGCTTACACAAACATGGCACTCGCCGGTGTCAGTGAAGCGGTAAACGGTCAGGAAGGCATTCCGAACGCTTGGTACAACGACTAATAATAATGGAGATAAACTAACATGACACCAGAACAGATAGCAGCACTTGTCGGTGCAATCGTACTTTGCCTTGGAAACCTGGCCGCACTTATCAAAGTGTGGACGGACAATGCCAAGGTCGTTAAAGACCGTCTAGCCACGAAGATTGAAAGAGACCGTGACTCCACCGAAATTCACGATAAAGTATTGAAGTTGGAGTTTGCCACCGGTGCTCTGAAGGACGCGAACGCAGTCCTCACCGAGCGCATCGACGACAACAACAGACAAGTTAACCTACTAACTACCCAGCTCGCCCAAGTGCTGATCAAGCTTGACACTATGGCCGAGCTGCTGAAGGAACTGAAGGAAGGCAGAAATGGCTAAGCAGAACAAACTCGCAACGAATCTCGCCCAGGACTACACTCCGGCTGAACAAGCCCAGGCAAGACAAAACATCGGTCTTGCTACGGTTGCCCATACCGGCGACTACAATGACCTTATCAATACGCCTCCACAGGTCACCGGTCAGATACAAAGTGACTGGAATCAGACCAACGTAACGGCTGTGGACTTTATCCGTAACAAGCCGAATATCCATACGTACAAGACCTACGTGACATCGTACGATTACCCCGACTGCATGCACGTAAGGAATCCTGGCGCAAACACTAGGGTAATCGTTTATTATCCGTACGAAGACCGAAAGAAACTTTTGTTTGTGGACGGTCACGTCTACGATTTAAAAATTTCCACGTCGGGAATTTTACCGCAAGACGACACGATAGAAACAATTACTGCGCGTCTGTTCACACTTGACACCGACGGAAACCCTAAGTATTTGTGTCCTTCCTATACGTTCAGGGCCGGCAGTTCTGCCCAGTTTGATCTCCACTGGGAAGCCAGCGGTGTGCTCAGTCTGACGGAGGCATACCTTGATGAATGTGCACCGCACATCGAGTTCGATTGCATTCTCAAAGCCAATACGGACATCACCATCTACTGCAACGGATTGGAATGGCACTTGAACGTGTATTCATTGGACTAGTAGGGTATTAGTTGATTACCTTGTTCTACATAGCGGTCAGTCTTTACTTGGGCTGGCTGCTCTTTAACCCTAACGACTGGAGGCGATAATGCACTTCTACTTTGTACGTGGTTGCGGTTTTCGGTGCTGGACAAAGATAGACAGTTTGTACCAAGCGACAGATGACATTATCTGTATTGTACGTGACGAGCTCGGAACCCACTATGAATTCCATCTGTTGCCCGGATTTCGGTGCAATGGCGGCAGTGTGCCGTTTATTTTCCAATGGTTTGTTCCAAGCTGGTCTCCTACAAACGACCTGATTAATATGGCCTACGCATTGCACGACGGATGCTATGCGAGTGGTCTTCTTCACCGCGATGTAAGCGATGACCTCCTGCGTGGCTTGCTTCGAGATGCCGGACTCTCAAGAATCAAGGCGTCTACCGTCTGTTACGCTGTGAACAAATTTGCGGAAAGCCATTACCAGCACGACGAATACGATACGGCTAAGTTTATCAAACTGCACGTGTACAATCCGTAAGGAGCCTATATGATATTGATTCGCGACAGCATCATAAACGACGCAGTGCTGGGATCATTGCTTATCGGCGGTACAAAAATCTGTGATACGCTCGAGAACAAGGACAAGCTAATACCGTGCGGTGCATACAAGCTATCGGTATCAAAGTCACCTAAGTTCGAACGCGACCTCGCCTTGGTATTCAATGACCAAGTTCCAGCAACTCGTGGGGTTCGCATCCACGCCGGAAACAAGGCGTCCGACAGTTCCGCGTGTGTGCTTGTCGGATTCGGTCGGTGCAACGACACCATCTTGAATTCCCGGAGTGCGGAAACTGCCGTTACCGAGCTCTCAAAGAACGACCCCAGACTAATAATCACCACAAACGGAATGATATAAAATGATGTAATTTAGGTTCTAGAAGGTCTTATATGAGATTTCTGGAACGCTATTTTCCGATGCTGCCCAAAGACGGCTACTTGCACAACGCGCAGCTCAACAGCTATGAACCAGCTATGGTTCAGCTGAGCCGTATGTGTCTGTGTGCGACAGTCAGCCAGTACGTGTCACACAAGCTCCTACGCATCAAGCAGCTGATAGCGGCGTACGGCGAGGAAGGGACGGCAGACTATATTCTGTCGCACTACGCCTATGCAATGGAGCACTTTATGAAATACAAGGTTATAGGACGAGACTATAACCGTAAGTACTCGTTTTTTCAGAACGTTCTGAGCTCCGTACGCTCAGTGCATAACTATGTGGATTCAAGGTACAAGCGCAGATACGGATGCGGACTCTTTTCATTGAGCGAGATGGTGGGAAACGGCGATTCGCAAACCGAACGTATAAATATACTTACTTCGAAGGACAAGCCCAAGACGCTGAGCTACGGAAGCCATCGGAAGTCGGACGACGAACTGATGACCGTGCTCGAAGACCAGGAGGAATTAGAATGCGGATTTTACAGTTGATGGCGATGGGATTTATGATGGTGGTCGGAATACGCTGGGCAATCCGGGAAGGTTCGAAACCACCGGAGGAAGAAGACCGCCAGCTAATTCTGGGGTACATGGAAGACGGGAGCCCGATTCTGAGCGACGACGATTGTGACGTCGATAAGACCATGGAGCTATGGCGGGACCTGCATAGGAAGGCAAGGAACTGTTGATAAGCTGTTGATATCTTTTTCTTCTCCACCTTATAAACTGAAATATAGCCTTGCCGTATCGGCAAGAATGTACTATATTTAATTGCAGAAACGGAATGGTGGTTCCACGCAGTGCTTTTATATCTGTCAGAGTATGAGCCAGACTGTCCAAGGACACCACCATGTTCGACCGGCAGTCTGGCTTTCCGTTTCTATGGACTGCCTTGATATAAATATGATGATTTCATACTCGACAGAAGACCAGTTCTGCTCCGGAATGACCTGGCAGGAATGGCACAGAAACGGTGGGGTAGGCAGATGCCCACACCACGCCAAGACACTCCGCAACTTCAACCGGGCCGAAGCCTACGACATCGCAAAGCGCAAGAACCTCCACGCGTTCAAGTGCGGGCTCAGTGGCAAGTGGCACCTTTCCTCCGGCGGATTCAACGAAAAAGACTTCGAGGTGTGCGATGGCTAGCGGAAACTTCAACGACATCCTCATGCTCATGTCCACCCTTTTTGACGAATCCGAGGCGGTGGACATCGACAAGCTCTCCGGAATGCTCAAGCGGTTCGCCACGAAGGCATCCAAGAAACTTGAAGCGACCCTCAACAAGACAGACGAGAACCTTCTTCCGTCAAGCGGAAAGGAAGCTTGCGAAAAGCTTTCCGAAGTGATGATGACGGCATTCGGTACAAGGGTGGAATCGTCCGACTTCGGCCCTCTCACGAATGCAAGGCTCAAGAGCCTCCAGACGGACATGAAGGCCATGTCCGAATGGCAGTCCGGACTCGTAGGATGGATTGAGAGCCAGCTTCCTCCGCACGTCGACAGCCTCCCTACACACATCGTGAACTGGCTTTCCGAGAACTTCATGTTCACGAAGTCCAACGACAACCGCAACATCTGCTACTTCCGCAACAAGGATCTTCCTGGCAAATGCTGGCAGGAAGTCGGCTACATTTCGCAGAACGGCACCGCACACGTGTTCAGCTGCCTCCACGGTGAAATCCGTGCGGAGTTCGTACGGAAGCTCATCCAGTATGGGGAAGCCGACTACTGCGACGTCTATACGGAAGACAGCGTCGAAACCAACAAGGCAAAGTACAAGCTGTGGATTCCTATCGTAAACAGGTACGTGGAGTCCTGTGAACAGGGCGAGGCACAGAAGTTCGCATTCGATTACCTCAACGGCATCATCGAGACCATGAAGCGTAAAGCCAACGGCGAGCTCGTAACGAGCGAACTCCAGAACGGGATGCAGAACATCGACGCGAAACTCGAAGAGCTTGACGCCTTCGGACAGCGGATGGAGCCGTTCTGGAAAGACCATATCCACCTTCCATCGCTCACCAACGACCCTAACGAAGATGCCCTTCACTACTACGACCTTACGGACATTTCGGAAGGCTACACCCCGGTATTCGATATGCTCCTTTCCGGCGTTGTGGAATGCTGTCGCGGTACGCTGATGGCGATGGTCTGGGCCACGTTCTACGCAAAGAGCCACATGCAGAAGTACGTGTGGATGCACGGTGAAGGTGGTGACGGCAAGAGCGTGTTCGTCCGTACGATGATGGAAATTCTCGGCTCCGACATCGCCTCGGCACTCACCGCAGAGACCATCAAGAGCGAGTTCGGTCTCGAAAATGTGGTGGGTCGCCGCATGCTCCTTATCCCCGACCTCAAGGCTGGCGTTTCCGTAAAGAAGGCGTTCATCCACAACGTCACAGGCGGTGACCCCGTGAGCGTGAACAGAAAGAACAAGCCGGTCATTACGACGGTGCTCGACCCGATTCTCTGGATTACCGCCAACAATGCACCGGACGTTGACTTCACGATGGCGAACGAGGCCAGAAGGCTCGTGTACATCAAGTTCCAGCAGCCTCCGATGGAAGTGCTCAAGAAGATCTGCAAGCTGGACGAAGACGGAAACCCGGTCAAGGACGAAGACGGGCATTACGTGAAAAGCTTCGACATGGCTGCGGGTCTCAAGGCCGAATGGAAGCACGTGCTCTGGAAGTGCAAGCAAGCTTATGATAAGCTTAACTTCAACGATACGGAGCTTTCAATCTCCGGGGAAGAACAAGCGCTCCGTAAGGCGAACTGCGTCGACGACCAGGCTAATCTCTGGGATCGTATCATCGACAAGGTGTGCGTAAAGACAGACAGCTACGAAGACCGTATCGAAAGGTCGGACTTCTTCAAGAAGTTCAAGTTCCAGCTCCAGATTGAGGAAAAGGGGAGACCTTTGAACCAGTTTGACAAGCAGGAGATCACCCGTCACCTTACGGCACGAGGTTTTGTCGCGAAGACTAACGGCGGAGTGCCTAACTTCAGGTACATGAAGCTGAAGTGACCCATTAGGGCGGAGTGGCGAAAGTGAGGAACTTTTAGCTATTCCGCCCTCTCTATATATTCTTTCTTATATAAAACAATTATGGTTACTGTTTTTTTATACCAAGGTAAGAAAAGTTCCTCACTTTCATCACTTTAATCACTTTTTGGCGTTTTTAGCTCAAAATCGCCAATTTTTAGGTGAGAAACTAGGTGAAAAACCCCACAGGTTTTACACTTTTTGTATCCGAAAATTTACACAAACCACCCTTGAAAACTCGAAAATCATTTTTTATCTTTCTGCACGAAGAAAGATAACCCCGACGGGTACAGACCCAGGAGGAATTTATGGTACTGATTGACTTCGAATACCGCAGACCGGCGGACAAGGACATGGGTCTTGTATGCTGCTGCCTACAGGTGGACAACGGCCCTATCGAGCGTTACTGGCTCGACGATGGCTCCGAGAACGAACGGCTGACCGAACGCATCATAACGCTGGCAGACCACATATTCGTCGGCTTCGCAATCCAGATGGCTGAGTGCCGATGCTTCTACGCACTCGGACTAGACCCGCGCCAGTTCAAATGGCGTGACCTCTATTCGGAATATAAATGGCTTTCGAACGCCGACGACCGGTGGTCTTACGGCAAGTTCACGTATACGCTGAAGAACAAGGTCGAATGCGTATACAGGTTCAAGCCTACGCTCCGCAAGCAGAAGCGCATGTCCGCCGAAGAAGAGGAAGCCGTAAAGAAGCTCCAGAAGGAGGAAGCTGAAGCCGAGTCCGCTGCACGCGGGGTCAAGTGCGTCGTCGAGAAGTGCGACCAGACCTTGCTTTCCATCGAATACCATTACGGACTACTTACCGAAGAGGATGTCGAGGCGGACTACAAGGTGAAGTCTTCCACCAGAAAGCTTATCCTTTCCGGATTCCGCCTCGACATGCACAAGAAGACAATCCTTGACTACTGTGCCTCGGATATCCACCTTCTCGGTGAGTTGGCTGACGCAATCCGGGTGGACATGACCCTGGTGTCGAAGGAACCGCACCTTGTCGTGGTCAAGGGCGAGGTAAAGGAACTCGCACCGGAGTCGCTCATGTCCGTAGAGGACATCGCACTCGGGATGGGACACTGGTGCGCCCAGAACGCGACCTATGCGATGCGTGGAATCCCCTTGGACAAGGACAAGCTCGACGCGGTAATTAAGTATGCCGCACAGATCAAGACCGAACTGCAGCTGGGATGGAACTCCGACCATCCGGAATTTCCGCTGTACCGTGTCGGGTCTAGTCGAAAACAGCTCGCCGACTTCAAGCTTCTCCGTACGCAGTCACCCTACAAGAAGATGGAAATCACGTTCGACAGCGACCTGTTCGCAGATATGGCGAGGTCGCTGGAGGAAATCGGCCAGTTCAAGTGGAAGCGGACTAAGGCAGGGGATTATTCCGGCGACTCCGAGTACCTCAAGGAAATTTCAGGCAAGGGCGAGCAGGATATTGTTTACTGTTTCCGCAAGCACAAGGACGCCCTTACATCCATCAAGTCCATGACTCCGGATTCCAGTGGCGTAATCAAGATGCTCACGTTTATCGGGTCTGACGGCAGACAGCGTCCGAACTACAACCCCTACGGCACCAAGACCGGCCGTAATGCCGCCTCATCCACCAGCTTCCTCTTCCTGGGGCCGAAGTGGATGCGTGTCATGGTGCTGCCCAAGGACGGAATATGCGACCTTGACGCCCACTCTCAGGAGGTCGCCATAGCGGCGGCGGAGTACGACGACGACAACAAGCGTGACGTCTACCGCTCACCCGACGTATACATGGCGTATTCCCAGAAGGCCGGAGCCTATCCCAAGGACAAGCCTATCCTTACCGAAGACCAGCGTGAAAGCGAGAAGTGGTTCAAGGAGGAGCACTGGGACTTGGTACGCAAAATATACAAGGGGGGCTTCCTGGGAATGCAGTTCGGGATGGGAGGAGACAAATTGAGGCAGAGGGTTCTCCTTTCGCTTCCCAAAAACCAGCGTGACACTATCGACGAAGACTGGGGAGACCGCTTCGTGGATGAGTATCATCAGACATTCAACCGTGAATATGCAACTGTTACCTTGCTCAAGGAACTGTACGCCGACAGACACGAAGGACTGATGCTTGCCGACGGATGGCGGCTGGGTCCCGATGAAGACAACATCCTCACAGTTGGGAACTACCCGGTGCAAGGGACTGGTGCGGTTATCCTCCGCCGATGCTGCCAGCTCTGCGACGAAGCCGGTATCAGGATTTACGCAACGCTGCACGACGCCATATCCATTATAGTGGACAGCAAGAGGGAAGAAGAGCAGATCCGTACGGCAAGGGAGTGCTTCCGCAAGGCGGCAGTCGATGTGCTGGGAGAAGACCTGATGGTAATCGGAAACCCGGAAATCGTACACCGTGGCGAGCCGTGGCTCCACGATTCGAACGCCAAGGATGCGTGGGACCGCATGGCAAGCAAGCATTTTCCAGAATTTTTCATCAAGTAGTTGCATTTCTGATTGAAATGTACTATATTATAAGTATCAGTAATGGTACTGACCGCCGTTGAACTGGCCGACGGCAATTACTTACACAGCCAGACCCTCAATAGAGAGGGAAGGAGCTCATCATGAGCGCATTTGATAAGATGGTGGCCGCAGCGTCCAATAAAGCTGCACTTTATTCCTCCAACGGTACCGGCAAGAAGATTGCTGGCGAAGGTACTTTCTACACGGCACTCGTTAACGCCGAAGTAGCCGACAACCGTGCCGGTACGAGCAAGCGTGTCGCACTTACATACAAGGTGCTAGACGTCATCGAAGGCGATCCGACCGACCTTGGTCGCGAACTTACGGAGTACATCTCTGCGACCTCCAACGAAGACATTATCAACCGCAAGTGCGGCATCCTTTACAACGAGGCTATCCGCGCTGGCATCAAGGCTGAGAAGCTCCGTGACGAAGACGACGAAGCGATTTTCGACGTACTCACTACCGTCGTATCTGCGACGAAGAAGTTCATCGACAAGGAAGCCAACGCCGAAAAGGTAAAGGCAATCGTGAAGCGTGTCAAGACCGACAAGCTCGCAGAGAACGGGAAGCCGTATTACAACAACTACTTCCAGGACGACAAGCTCGACGACTACGAAGAGCAGCACGAAGATGAAGTGAAGCCCGCTGGCGAAAAGAAGGCTTCCGCTTCCGAAGCTGCACCGCAGTCTCCGTTCAAGCTCAAGGAAGAAGACTAGTCAGTATACCGACTACGGATGGCGGCCGGTAGGTGCCGGTCGCCTTTTCTTTTTAGACCTATGGAGGTTTAATGCTTAAAATCGACAACATTACAGAAAGCGGAGAGCCGGTAGGCGAGGGGACGCCGTTCCATCTTGGCGGCTACGTCCTTGAGTATTCTGGCGCGTGGTATCCGTTTGACGCAAAGGGGTTGCTTAATCCGCTGGACCCGGTAAACCTTATCCTCTGCTGGCCTCTTCCGGATGAGGAAGGCGAAGCAGACGAAAACTTCGAGTCCGTACTCAACACCATGCTCGAAGTTACACGCTTCCGCAAGTGCGGATTCTCGGTAGTCACGAAGTACAAGTCTGGGGCAGCAAGGACGATAAAGCTTGCCGACGGCTCGGATACCGTAATCATCCTTGGGGATCATGCAAAGGAGCACAAGCTTCTGCTCCCGATACTGTCCACGCAGCTTTCCGAATCGTACGACCAGTCCACGATAGGTCTGTGGCAGTCGCTCGGGTTCAAGACACCGCCCCATTACGGCATCTTCAAGAACGAGAAGACGTACAGCCTTGACGGATGGCAGGGTGCATCGCTCCTTAGCGGAAAGAAGACCATCACATATTACAACATCATCGGTGGCGGGAAGAAGGTCGTCGTGAAGAAGACCCACGATGACGCCGAAGTGCAGGAAGTCAGTGATAGTGATAACCGGGACTGGGATTTCGGTTATATCGACCATGTCGCTTACCATGTGAGCGTCACTCCTATCAGCGAAACAACTGCTCTGAAGACATCCCCGTTCCACGGCACCACTCCGCAGTTCAAGTGGGAGGATAGACAATGACCTACGATGCAGTGACTATTTACACGTTTGCGATGTTCAGCTTGCTCAGCGGTTCTGTCGTATGTACGAAGCCGACAGAGCTCGAAGAGATTGAAGTACGTTATAACGACCTCATCAGGATTCTTGGCAAGAAGGAGCCGGTCGAGCTTGTCGTACCGGAAGAGTCCTACCAGCCCAACTATCCGGAAAGCAAGTGGCCGTGGGCGACGAACTACGACGGATATCTGCAAGAGCTTCACCGGCTCGTGGACACGTTGCCGGAGGTCAAGGTTGCCGATTTGCAAGTGTTCACGATGACAGAGATACTTGCAAATGAGGAAATCGAGACCAAGTACAGGCTGTCAAAGGTACGACCGACTCTCTTGTCGACGTGCCTGTTGCCATTCTGACGGCGATTTGCTATAATTGATCTGGACGCAGTTTCGCGACTGTGCTCCAGTGGGCGTCAGGCTCTTAAATGTTGCTTGAATGCTCTGCTTGGCGTCCACTGGAGCTTAGTCGGCTCCGCCAGCCACAGCGTGTTGTAGCTCTGTGGATTGGCTCCTTGGCACATGCTCTATGGGGTTTTGCCCCCGAGGCTGAGTATGTGTTATGGTTTCAGCCTCGGGGGCAATCCCAAGGGGAAACCGTATATGACAAAGCTGCAAGAATATCAATATCTGAGCGACCTCTGCCTACAGGCGTCGCTCTGGCGTGTAGACAAGGACGAGGGCCGTACTGCGATCGAGCTCGAAGTTTTAGACCGTATGAACAAGTTACGCGAAGAGCTGGATAGCGACAGTGAGAAGAAGGCACAGGTCGCCATCGAGCAGCGTGAGAAGGACTTGAGCTACAAGCACAAGTGGGCGGAAGACAAGTGCCGTGTCGACGGTAAATGGTACAAGAAGTCCGACTGCATTCAAGTTCCCAGAAAAGACGGAAACGGCTGGAAGTGGGCATTGAAGGAAGCTCCCGGAAAGTTCGACACTGACGAGAACCCGGATGAGAAGAAGTGCATTAGCTACTAATTTGGGGTCGATATGAGCAAGTACAAGAAGGGGACACCCCAATACGAAAAACAGCTCGCGGCAGACCGTGAGCGAAAGGCACGGAAGCGAGCCGAACAGAAGGCTGCTTCCGCTCTTGACTTGCAGACTCCTCCAGAGCAGATTGAAAAGGCTCCGGAATCTGCGATGCAATGTGACCTCCGTAAAGTGGAGGACACATCTGAATCACGAATCCTAGACCACGAAGACTTCGTTCGAATGTCGAGACGCCACGCTTAGGCGTCTTTTTTCGTCCAATAGGACGTGTATTGAAATATTATGGATATAGAATTAACCGATAACGAGTATGACGCAATCACCGCCGAGGTCTTCGACGAAGTCCGTAGGATATACGACTTCGACTACCGAAAGTCTGTAGGCATGGGTGAAATGCCGTTGCCGTGGTGTCTTTGCACCACGTGTGGCAAGAAGCACCAGTGCGTATGCAGTATCTTAAATATGTCTGCCGAATGCGCCCAGTGTCGGTTCAAGAGGCGTGTTGCCGAGCGTGAAGAAGAGCTGAAGGCGGCAAAGCTGGCGTACCGTGCGGAGCAGCTAAAGGACTTCGCAGAGCTGTAACTACTAATTCCGGGTATGAAACGACTTGGAAAAGAAAAAGCGGAACAGTTGAACAAGGAGCATCCTGGAATGACCCTGTCTTCCTGGCTTGAGCTCAATTACAACCATGTCACGCTTGAACAGAATATCGTGCAAGATGGTAGGCGTCTTGTATGCAAGCCGTTCTGCGTTGAGCTTACGATGGCTCTTCTGTCTACGGATAACGTAGCGGACTGGGCCAAGGTGGCACTCCATTTTGCCCCTGCTGGGACGATTATCGATAAAGTGCCTATCGATTACTACGAGCAGAAGGTGTTGCTCGTCCGTCAGTTACTGACAAAACAGCTTGTCCTCAATCCAGACAACAAGATGGCTCAACGTTTCCTAAGTATCCTCGAAAGAAGGGATTCGGATCGGTGGGCTCAGAAGAAGAACGCCTTGAGCTTGAAGGCGACAGCTACCGAACCGGGCAAGGACGGTAGCAATGGCGAACAAAAGAAAACGGTCGAATTCAGCTTCGAAATCGTCCACTAAGAAGAAGGACGGTCTTTCGCCTTGGCAAGCCGACTTCATCGGCCTCAAGGAATTTCCAGACGGTCATGTCGAACCAAACGAGAACTTCGATGCGGATATCCGTATCGCGTGTACCGGCGTGTCTGCTGGTAAGTCACGTGCGCTGGCTTGGTGGATCATCATGCAGATGGTTCGACTAAACCGTTGCCGTTGCATCGCTATCGCACAGACCCACAAGGCACTCAAGCGAGTACTGATAAGAGAATTGCAAGTTGTCTGTAGTCAGCTCCACTTAGATTATCTGTACAACAAGACCGAACAAGAGTTCTCTCTTGCGAACGGTTCTATGTTGTTCGGGTATAGTGGCGAAAATCCGGAAGCCATGCTTGGTCTGTCAGAAATTGACATCTTGGCCGTGGATGAAGCGGCCTACATTCCGGAGGAGGCGTACCAGTACGCAAGTGACCGTATGCGTGGTGGTCTGTACAAGCCGATGTCACGAATGATCAGTTCACCGCAGTCGATGGCTGCGGAAAACTGGTTCTCGGATTTGTGCAAGAAGCATTCCGACTGCGTAGTGCATGCGACCGCTTTCGACAACAGCTTCACTTCGGACAAGTTCAAGCAGGGCTTGAAAGACCGTTACGGTGAGGGCAGTAATATCTACCGCCAGCAAGTGCTCGGGGAAATCTTTGACTTCGATATTGCAAGCCAGATTGTCATGCGTGCTGACTTCATCGCTGCCAAGCTTATCTGTACAGATAAACGGTACTGGCTCGGTGCGGACTTCGCTGGCTTGGGCGTTGACTCGAACATGGTCGCGGTTATTGATTCGACTGGTGTTGTGGATTGGTATGGAAAACCAGATTTGAATACTCAGGCAAAGACCCAGCAGATCGTCGACGCTTACCACAACTACAATATCGTATGCTCATGCGGTGACGGAACAGCCGGATATGGCCAGGGTCCGATGGACTTGCTGGCGACTAAACAGATAAACATGACGTCTGTGAACTTCGCCCAGAAGGCTTACAAGGAAGACTGGTACCCGAACGCCAGAACAGAGATGTATCTGGAAGCGGCAAAGGAGATAAAGGCTGGCTTCTGGGTTCCGGACGAGGCGAGACAGGAGTTCCTTGCCATGCAAGTGACAATAGACAACCGTGGTCGCCAGAGCCTTCTTCCGAAAGACTTGGCTAAGAAGCAGCTGGGCGGAAGGTCTCCGGACTTGGCTGACGCCATCGCTCTTGCCATCTATGCGAAGAACCACGGCGACAATCTGTCCGAAAAGAAGGATTATACCGCAGAAGAGGCGTCCGAAGCACTCGACCGCATGCTGGCGGCTTGTGCCTACTAGCTGAAGGCTCTACTTATTCCCGATAAAAGTTCTAGAACAGTTTATCGGAGATTCGCCTAAATGCTTATTCGAGACTTAATTAAGGAAGCCACGGTTCGTGCAGGGTTTCCACGCAGACAGCCTGTTCAAGGCGAAATCCAGGAGACTGCCTTGAAGTTCCTTCAGGGCATCGTTTCGCGCTACAATAACGACAATTACCTTGCGTTCACTCAAGTCCAGGTAGACCTTCCGCGTTACCGCAAGATCCACATCTACGACGAAGACGATACTCTAGCCGGTGAGTTTAACCGGTATTTCAAGACCACGACCGAGCTTCTCAGTGCGGAGAACTATCCGACCGAAGAGGACTACACGTACGGAGTCTGGGCGAATGCCGAAGACAATCCTGGCTGTATCTATGACGTGCAACGTGTGGCGGAGAACACTTACCGCTTCATAGTGAAGCCGAACATTGACCCGTTCGATCCACGTTACCAGCAGATGTGCAACTACGCCACTTGCTACCACATCCATCTCAAGGACGTGGCTAAGCTTAATACCTTCATGATCAAGTACCCGTCGGAGAACTGTCTCAAGATGGACTTCAAGCCTCGCGACGAGTTTGACCAGTACGTGCAGAACTGCCCCATCTGGACTTACACTCCGCGTGGTGAAGGCGAATGGATTATCGAGACCAAGAAGTTCGTCGTGGATTCCGCTCAGAGCTTCCGTCTTTCGTACAACCGTTCCATCCACGTTGACATCGACACCGACTTGAGAGTTCCGGATGCATATCTTGAGTTGCTTATCGTGTCGCTCACCGTGAAGCTCGCAGAGAAATATCCGCGTCTTGACGACAGCCATATCGCCCGCCTTCAGGCTGACCTGAAGGAAATGATTACGAACGTCGCCACGCCGAAGGCAGAAGGCAAGATGATTCTGCGCGACGTGGACTACCGCTCTAACAAGTTCACGCAGTACGACATCCTTACCGGTCGTTGCCTGTTCCGTTAAGGAGGTGTCATGGCTAACCGTTGCTTACTTGTACAGAACATAGCCGGTTCGCTCAGCCGTTCGAACATCGTCAAGGTGGGCTTGGGCGACAGCCTGAACATGTATCCGGAAGTCCAGAACCCGACGGAGCATTCGACCCAGCTGATGATGCGCTCGGTGTCCGGCGAGAGGAAGTTCGTGGAACGCGAGTTCGACGGTGTCTGCCGTGGCATGTACCGCGTTTCTCGTGGCATCGACGGCAGACCGGCCCTTTACGTTGTCTACGGACAGAAGTTGTACTTAATCGGCAGTAACGGCAGTGCTACCGAGATTGCCGACATCTACACAAGTGCTACCGAAGTACGCATGGTGGAGACAGGAGGTTACAATAGTGCTCATCCGCATCTGGTTCTTGTCGACGGCACCAACTGTTATGCAGTTGATGTTACTTTGCCCATAGCCAGCCAGCGTACCGACTTCCGAATGATCGAGTTGCCGGAACGCGTGAATGACTCTACGACAAAGATTCAGCCGACCCACATAGCTTATCTGTACGGTTACCTTGTCATTAATGACAAAGGAAGCGATGCCTTTTATACGTCGATTCAGTACCCAGGAGAAACGCTGACCGCCGACAACCAGCCCGACTGGGACTGGTTCCGTCTCGGTACCACGAACAACAAGGGTTTCATCACGTTCAGCGAATGGAGCCCGGACAATACGCTCGCACTTTGTTCTAACTCAAGCAAGCTGTATACTTTTGGCGAGAGGTCTTGGCAGTGTTTTTCGTACAACAACGACAAGAACATGCCGTTCACTTGTCCTGACAACTGTGCCGGTAACATCGGCATCAAGGCTGTGAACTCGCTTGCAATGCTTGGGGCTACTACCATCTGGTTCGGTTCTTCCGATGTAGGGGAAAACGCGGTATTTATGTTGTCCGGGACTAACTTGACTAGGGTTTCGACAAGCGATATCGAGCGCGAGCTCATGCTGATGAAGAATCCGGAGAACGCCTACGCGTCCATTTGGCAGGAACACCGCCATGTCTTCTATTCGCTGACGTTCGAGGACTCCCAGTTGACTTACGTCTACGACGTGACCGAAAACGCGTGGCACCGCCGTTCAAGCTTCAATGTCAAGAACGAACAGACGTTCTGGCGTTACAGCCACGCGACTCACGCGTACAACGTGACGATGGTTGCAGCAGACCACTGTCTGTGCTGCATGGACGAGAACGTCTTCGAGGAACATGACGGTCGCCCCATTCTCAAGATGCGCCGTGGCGGTGTGCTCACTTCGAACGACCAGCCGTTCTTCATCGACTGTGCCGAGATCATCGTGAACAACGGCCAGCAACAGACAAAGTTCTTCAACTTGAAGGACAACGAGCCGATTGAGCAGCCAGACCAGCCGGACTTGAATCCAAGAGTCGAGCTCCGCTATTCATGGGACGGCGGGAACTTCTGCGACCCGTTCGAGATATTCCTTGGCAAGGTCGGCGAATACCAGTGGAACTCCACCGTGTACGAGCTCGGTCGGGGACGCTACTTTACACTTGAAATTTCAACCACCGAGAAGATTCCGTTCTGCATCCAGAACCTGAAGATTTCCTGGTGCCAAAGTGCGGAGTTCTAGTATGGAGCTTGTAAGATTCAGCCCTGAAAACCAGAATACCGAAGCACTGAAGGGGAAATACGGAGTGGTCGGTGAGACGTGGGGCAAGGTCACGGTCGTAAAGAACGTGGTCTTTGTAGTTGCGTACAAGGGAGCGAAGGTGGACAACTTCATGCTCCCGGAAGTGTATGACGGATTTTTGCAGTGTTCCGACGGAAGCTGCGTACAGATTAACAATTCAACCTTGACGCTGAACCTTGCTGAGGGCATTACCGCCCACGGAATCCTTCAGCTGAAGACAGACAACTAGGAGAACAGAATATGCCATTTCCAGTAGCAGCCGCCGCGATTATGGCTGGAGCGAGCTTGCTCGGCAACCAGCTGAATTCTGCGGCACAACAGGAAGCAAAGGAAGAGGGTCGTGCCTACCTTCGCGGAGCGCAGTCACAGGCCAACTCGGCTTACAGCAACATAATCAACGGCATCGGCTCGTACTACGACAAGCGAGGCTCACTCGGCAATGCGTCTGATGCGGAGACGTACAGACAGCTTATCGCTGGGTACAGCCCCGACGAATACGCATACATGCCGGGTAAGTTCAACGCGGAAGACTACGGCGTGGGTAGCCGTCAGGACTACGTCAATCCGTACTACCAGCAGATCATTGACGATACCGCTGCACAGGTACAGCACAGTGCGGCTGGTGCGGGAATCGGTCGTGGAAGTGGTGCGGCTCAGGCTATCGCCACCGAAGTCGCCCAGAAGAACAACGACCTTTGGAAGGAAGCGAACCAAGAATACAAGGACGAGCGCGACTTTGCGTACAACCAGTATTCCGACTACATCAAGAACATGCAGAACGCTCTTGCTCAACGTCAGAACGCGATGAACACAAAGCTTACGTTGCAGGGCAATCTGGCTAACGACTACTACAGCGTCATGGATGCACAGCAGTCAGACAAGCTCAAGGCGTTGCAAGACCAGATAGCTACTAATTCCACGTACTCGACAGCTATGGCCGGGTTGTACTAAGGAGAGCTTAACATGGGAATTTATTCAAGAGACAATCTCGCTTCTGGGCTACAGAACGCCCTCGACGCCGCTCTCCGCAGACGCGACGAATACGTGAAGCAGGACGCCGCTCGACGCGACGCCAACGTTGAGGCCATCAACAAGCTGGTAAAGTCCATCGGTTATTCCGGTGAAGACGACCTTGACGAAAGGAAGAAGGAGCTACTTGCCGAGAAGGCGGAACTCCAGAAGGCTCAGGAAGAGGAATCGCTGAAGCGCAGTGCAGAGGCGTTGCTCCGCCGCCCGGCTGCACAGCCGATGGCCATTCCGGTCAAGTCCGGATTCCTTCCTTCAGAAGTAGCAAGCAACGTGATAGCTGGAGAAAAGCCAGTGCCGGACTACTACGGCGTCATGACCAATCCGGTCTGGAACTACGAGCCTGAACAGAAGCGTTCGCTACGCCACTACGGTTTTGGCGACTACATGGGGGTTTACTAATGTCTAGGACGATTGAAGAAATTGACGCAGAACTTGCGGAAGTCGACCGCCAGATTGCCATGCGTAACGCGCTCGGCTACAAGATGGCCAGAACACGGGCAATCCTTGACCACGACACTTCTGGTCTCGACCGAGTATACGCCGCCCTCAACGCGGCGGAGCAGAACCGCATTGCACGCGAGGCGCAACAGGCGTTCGCCACCAAGCAGATGGAAGCGCAACAGGCGTTCGCCACCAAGCAGATGGAAGCGCAACAGGCGTTCCAGACTTCCGAGCGCGAAGCTACGCAGAAGTTCCAGGGAGAGCAGAACGACCTCAACCGTGCACTCCAGAAAAAGCAGAAGCAGGAAAACCTGGTCATCGAGCAAGCTAAGTTGCTCAAGGCACTCCAGGACCGCTATGCCGAATGGGAAGACGTGCAGGGACAGGTGGGAATCAGTGACGCAAAGAAGACATCCGCACGTACCGCTGTCGAACTTGCACGCAAGCAAGCTCTTGAACTCGGTGTTCCTGAAAAGGACATTGAGGCTTGGAAGATTCCTACTCCTGCTGGTAATGCAGAACCAGCTGGTAATGCAGCACCACAATCGGAAGACCTGTCCAAGCAGTGGACGGTTGCCTATAACAACGCCAAGAATGACATCCCGAAACTCAAGACAGCTAAGGAAGTCGATTCTTACATGAAGGGCTTGACCGACAAGTTCGGCAACGACGCGTCCATCACCAAGGAATTGAACGAGCTAGTGAAGCTTGCAGAAAGCGTCAAAAAGGATCGCAAGGAGAAGGCGGAAGTTGCAGCCCGTGTGAAGGGGATGAAAACGGCTGCCAAGAAACAGCGCGACGCTGGCATGAAAGCCCTGGCACGTGAAGTTTACGGCATGCTCCAGAACAAGCAGCCGATATACATTCCGGGCTACGACAAATACCCGGTCACTGCGGAAGAGACACTAGTTGACGGCAACGACGCAATCATAAGGAAATACGGCAAGACGCCGATAGACACGTTGTTCTTCAAGTAAGGCGGCATTATGGACATCAGAACAGAAATCGAGAAGCGTGCAGCAAAGATAGTCCATGATGAGGACCGCCGTTTTTCCCGTGAAGGGAAGGGAAGGGGTTTCCTCGACCTCCGTGCCGGGGAAAAGGACGAGGCACGTCGCGACCGGAATATCGAGAAGCTTGCTGACTGGCTGGAGAAATCCCTCAAGGGCAAGAGCCCGGAACTTCTTGACAATATCAAGGACGAGGATATCCGCAAGGCTTACGTGGAAAAGACCGACCCGCTCGACGCCGGCAAGAAACTGGAGTTCTCGGCCTTCAAGGACATTATCGAGCCGCCGGAAGGCAAGCGTTCCTGGTACGACATGGACACGGAACAGCTCCGTTACGCCATGAAAGACCGTGGCTACAAGCCGGAAGAAATGCCGGAATTTTTGGAAAAGGTTAGCGAACACCAGCAGAACTACGACATCGGAAAGGCGGTCGACGAAGACCTTTCCGGCGTGGGCGGTGCACTGAAGACCATCGCATTCCCGGTTGCCTCGCGTGAAGCTGTCCGCCAGGCTTACGACAAGGGCTCGGCACCAAACTACGCGGCACTGCGCGGAGCCGGATTTCTCGACGCGGCGGCACTTGGAGGAATGCTGGCGGCACCGGGCATGAAGGCGTTCAGCGGTGCGGATGAACTTGCGAACATCGTAAAGCTTGGAGCTACAGACTTCGGTCTTGAAGGTACGAGGCAGTTCTACGACATGCTTCGTAACGGCGGCCCTACAGAAGAAAACCTGAAGGCTCCGGTGTATGCCGGTGTAGCCGCCGCGACTGTTCCCGCTCTGTCCAGTTTCATTGGAAGCTACCTTGCCAAGGGCGGTTCCGAGGCCGCGAAGCCGTTCGCTGAGGGCTTCCGTCGTGGAACGCGTGGCGGAATGGACCCGGTTACTGTCGAGGCCGAGAACATCAAGCAGCAATTGATTCGGGCTAAGGAAGCTTCCAAGAAGGGGTACGAGACTGCAACGGATTATGTCAAGAACCGGGCGGAGCTTAGGGGTTTTGACCCCACTAACGACGGCTATACGGACAGCTGGGCCGGTTTCGACAAAGTGGACGCCGGTGCAGAGTGGGCAAAGGGACAGAAGATCCTGATGGACCTCGGCTATCCATCAAGGGAATCCATGCTCATAGAAAAGTCCATGAAGACACAGAACAACCTGGTCCGCGATGCCGACAAGATAGCTTTCGAGAAGAAGCTTGCATCAATGGAGAGTAATCCTGCGAACAAGTCTCACGGTATTGAAAAGCAGCTTGATGAAGACCCGCGTGAGCAATATCTCGACCCGTCTTATGTGATGGCCAATGCACACCGCTTCAAGTTGCCGAACAAGATAGACGTCGAGTCCTCGCAGGGAATGCCAGGCCGCAAGCCCGGAGAGCCTATCTATGTGGAAGACATCATCGGCTGGCGTCCGGGCACACAGTACGGCTGGCGTCCGCCTGAATACCAGCTTGACTGGTACAACGGAATCACCGGATACGTTCCGGAATACATGGCACCGGCCGTGGAAGTGGACAAGGTCATCGAGGGAATGCGACATCCTCTGGCCGGTGTGGCGAAGCGTTATGGGATGGTTGACGACTTCTCAGCCGAGCAAGCCGAAAAGGTCATAGACCGCTATGCAGGGTCGGCACCGGAAGCGGCAAAGGCGGCACGGATGTCCGGCGAGAACGCTTCCAGATACAATGCCGGTCTAAAGACTGGACGAGTAATTTCTGGCATAGGAGCCCGACTCGAACCGGCTGGAATCAGCATTAAGGACTTGCTCACCAATCCGTTCGGCTACGTCAAGTCCAAGCGCCAGTATGCGGAAGAAAAGAACCGCGAGAAGATCAAGGACGAACAGCTGAAAAAGGCAATAGAAGAAGCCCTTAAAGGGGGAAAGTAAAATGTTTCGTAACTGGGACAATCACGACAGATACTACGACGTGAACGGCAATCCGCTTCAAGGTTGCCTTGAGTTCTACGTCAGGGGTACGAGCACGAAGGCTACCGTCTATGACGGCGACCACGTGCCTCTTGCAAACCCACAGCTGACAGACCAGCTGGGTCGCACAGACCACCAGGTGTTCGTGGACTGCGACGTTACCGCCAAGGTGTACAAGTACACCGGCGACGGTCGCTTTGGCAACATCGTGGAAGATTCCATCGACACGTCCGCATACACGGACAACGACAACGATTCCCCGGTGCAGTACCTCTGGTCTTTGCAGTACACGGTCGACTCCATGATGGACGCCGAGACGGTCGTGAACACCAGCTCGGCCCCGGCTGTCATGACGATGGCTGAGCTCCGTTCGCTCGACGTTGCGGAAGTCCCGAACACCGACGGCGTGAAGGTAATCGCGCTCCACGGCTACTACGAAGCAGGGGACAAGGCGGTTGTCTGGTACGTCTGGCACGGCGACGCTACCGCAGACGATGACAACGGTAGCGTAATCAAGAGCGACCTCTACCAGAGCGGTCGCTGGATTCTCGTACAGCCGGAGCTTGTCTGCGACTCACGCCACTTCGGCGTGTTCCCACAGGATTCGGCTGGAGCGTACGTCGACCACACGACCGGAATTATCCAGCTTGTAAACTACTGCAACGCGAAGGGCCTGAAGCCGTTGTTCAACGGCTCTCCGTCCAAGCCGTACTTTATCTACAACTTCCTCGTGGCTTCCAGCCGTAACCCCATCGTGGTTTCACGTGGAACTTTGTTCGTGGACAAGCAGCACGCCCGCTTCTACGGCGAATGGGAAGGCGACCCGAGATTCACCAACGGCATGACCACCGTGTCAAGTTCTGTCATCAAGGCGAGCTGGAACTTCGAAGACGCGATTACGTACCAGACCGTGTACCTTGACGACACGTGCCAGCTGAACTCGTTCCGAAATGCTGACGTGTATGTGACCGTACCGACTGCCGGGAAGAGCTTCACGCACTGCAACATCATTTCCGACGGTTGCCTTGCGAACAACAGTTTCAGCGACTGCGTGCTCCGTGGGTCTATGTTTACCAACGAGTCGCTTTCTCCGGTAATCGACGAAAACTGCATCATCCATCCGAAGGATTTCCACGACCGCATGGCCTTGTGGTGTACCCTTCGCAGCCAGCAACACGAGCCAGTTATCGACCTCGAAATGGAAACGCTGGACGCATCTTGCGAGATTGCGCTCGACGGCGTATTCTTCAAGGACGCGCTGTTCGACGGATTTACGCATTCCGCCACAGTGTCTGTCGGCTTTGAGGGATGCCGTGGAAGCATCGTGATAAACGCGCTCGGCAACTACGCGATGACGTCGGAAGACTCCGAGCTTAACATCACGTTCAACGGAACCGGCGAAGCCGGTGTCGGATTCCAGCCAGCCCTGAACCTTCACGACGGCACCATCTCGTTTGTCAACAACCTGACCTACTTGCTCGCACTTGGCGGAAGCGGTACGGCACTCACCGGAAATGCAGTGCTCGTGAACGGCGACGTGGCTCTGGACAACGTAAACATCGGCATTCCGATTACGCTGCGCGGAGCACTCGACATGCGTTTCTGCACGATGAACAGCAACATGCTGCATTACACTGTCAACCAGATTGCACAGGTGCGTATCGAGCACAGCATCCTCAATGCCTTCTACTCGTTGACCCCTGCTGTCTCTGGGACTACTGTGCGCGGCGTCTGGACTCACAACTATTCCAGCGTGGATTCGCCTATCCTGATTGACCGTACAAACGTCGACCCGATCGACAGCCATCACGATTACGTCTATTCGAACAACAGTGGCGGATTCATTCCGTACGAGACGAAGCCAGCCGTTCACGAATTCACAATCCACCACGGAACTATGACCGGTTCACTGCAACCACCTACCGTGCCGTATTACCTCACTCAGATGGTGCTCGGCGGTTCGGACTCCGATACTAACGGTCGTCCGTCCGGTTATATATTACCGTGGTACAGCCAGCCTCTGTTCGACACGATCCGCATGTTCCGCATCGGCATGGACAGGTTCCAGATTAAGGCGAAGCTGTTGGCTTGGCCGCAGTTGCTCGAAAATGAGGGGACTACCGGAGAATACCAGTACAACCGCTACCACGACGCGTTGCTCGGTGCCTACTACATCGACGGTTTTACTTGGGGCATCATGCCGTTCTGGGACGACCCGACCGTAACCCCGCCTACGCAACTGTCTACCCCGGCAAACCCGAGATTCTTCAAGGGTAGCCTCAGCTTCTCATTCAACAACATGCCGGACAACTTCTCGGACTACCACGTTTCTATGGAGATCCAGTACGAATGTCTGGACAAGCACGAGTATACTAATTAGGCGGTGAGGAACAATAAAAATGGCAATAGAAAATTCACTTGAAATCATCCAGCAGTGCAACGAATTCCTCACGAAGTCGTCTGCACGCTTCGCTACTACCCTTCTCCGTGCTTCCAAGGACTTGACTCGCTACAGTGGGTCGTTCTGGGACGATGACATGAAGAAGTTCCGTACTGGGCGTAACCGCATCTATCTCAGCTTGAACAACTGGAACGTTCTCTGCAACGCCATTTCCAGTCCGCTATCCAGCTCTCCGTGGCATACGGAGCTGAAGGACAAGACACAGGATTTCAAGCTCGTACAGGAGGCAATCGACCAGCTCGAAGCCAGCAATGACGTGAAGAGCGCACTGGTAGACGCTTTCAGAAAGTGCGTGCTTACTGGCTACGGATTTATCGTCATAAGCACGGACATCGACGAGTTTACCGGCGAGCCGACCGTCGTGCTCGAATCGGTAAAGCAGCTCCAGTCGGTAGCACTAGACCCGAACATCAACACGGTCTCCGGTTCCGACGCAGAAGAAGGCGCGATCATCAACTATATCGGGCTCAAGAAGGCACGCCGTCTCTATGGCGACGACGTGGCTCCCTTCGATTACCCCGCCACTTCGACTGTCATCAATTTCGGACAGATGAACCAGTGGGGTTGCACGACCGACCAGCTCGCCGTCATTTCGTACTACGTAAAGGAGAACGAAGGCGTTCACTTCTACAAGATCGTGGGCGACAAGGTCGTTCAGGATGCCATCCTTCCGATAAAGTTTATTCCGATTATCCGCTTCGCTGGAAATGAAATCTACGAAAAAGACCAGATAAACTATGACGGAATTGTCCAGCAGACTCTCGACCTCGAGCTCGGTGCAAACCAGGCTTATTCGACATTGATCGAGCGTTGCGGTCGTTCAGTCAAGGCTTCCTACCTTTCGCATATTGGCTCATTCGACGGCCTTGAAAAGCAAGTCCAGGCGTGCGACAAGGAAGACGCGATGGCTGTCTTCTGGAAAGGTGAAATCGAGCCGAAGCCGTTGGTCGAGCAATTCCAGACCGGTGACCTCCAAGCCGTGATTCAGACGACCCGTACCTTGATGGAAGATGTGGTTGGCATTCCTCTCACTGGCATCCCGGATAGCTCCCCAGAGAAGACTGCCACTGAAATCATGCGTCAGCAGACTTCCAAGGAATCCAATACAGCCCAGTACTTTAACCACGCATTTACTGCATCCCAGGTCATTTCGAAGATTTTCATCGAGCTCCTGAACGGTGGTCAGGACTTGCAGTTCACTTTGGAAAACGGCCCGAGTGTAATCACGCGCCAAATGAAGGCACGTCAAGAATTGACAGCTTTGGGTGCAATTTGCCCAGAAGAGATGAAGCCGGTTCTCGCTGTCTACTTTGCCAAGACTCTCGAAGACGACATCGGCGAAGAAATGACCAGGAACCTCATCGCAAACTTGCCTCCGAACATCCGCTATATCGCAGAGGAACAACAGGCAGACCCGGTCGCGCTCCACCAGATGGAGCAGATGAAGCAGACGCTCGACATGGCCATGATGCAGCTGGACGAAGTCGGAGCCCAGAACCAGGAACTTCAGAAACAGCTCGACGCCGCACAGCTTTCACTCATGGAAGGCCGTGAGGAACGTATCCTCAAATGGAACATCGAGGAAATGAAGGAACAGAACCGCATGGCACTCGAGACAGCAAAGCTCCAGCAGAGCGGTGCCATTGATGCCGGAAAGCTCCAGCTCGACGCTGCAAAGGTGATTCAGCAAGCCGAGAACGACAATATCAAGGCGATGCGTGAATCCGACCAGATGCTCGCCGACATGCAGGGCAAGGTCGACCAGGCGGAAATGAAGGGCTACGCGGACGGAGTGAACGACGGCGTGGACGCGGTGACCGGAGGCTAACATGATAGCCTTCGACTTCGGAAAGAACGGCTCCAACCTGGTCAACTACGCAAACCGCTTGGCGGCCCGTAGGCAGACTGACGAACAGCGTGAGGCGGTGTTTGCAAGATACCGCCAGCTGTACGCCACTAACCCATACCTTGCAAGAGTGATGGCCGACAGGGAACTGGATTCTATCCCTGAATACTGGGACGACGATGTACAGCCGAGACTCCCGCTCAACCCTACCAGCTCCATGATTATGCGGATAGAGCCAAGGATGGGCGGTGCGTTCATATACTTCCGAAGCAACCCGTCGAAGCCGTACTATTATCCGGCCGGAGGAACGACTGCGGCTACAGCAAAGAAGGTCGAGCAGCTGGTTCTGTCACCGGATGTTGAAAAGCACTTTACGCAGTTCTGGAAATAAGGGTATAACCGATAGTTATGCCCTCTGCTCCTTTTCCTTGCGGATTACATCATTGACGAATCTTGATATCCCGCCTGGCCGTTCTTTAAGGACTGCGGTCACATAGTCGGCCAGGTCTTCATCAAGACGCACGTGGATATATCCCTTCTTCCTTGTCATATTAACCTCCTTCTCCTATTCAAAATCAGAAACTGTTACTGCCGGGGTCGGCTTGTAATCTGGGTGTCTTTTATCAAAATCTTCATTGAAGTCTACAAAGTCGACGTCCATGATAGCGTTGAACAGATCCAGGTCGGTTTCACTAAAGTCGACGGTGCATTCATCGCTGTTGTAGAAATCGACCACTTCGTGCTGTTCTGCGTCGGACATTGCGTTGAAGGCTGCAACTGTGAGGGTGGAGAGTTTTTCGTTAGTCATGGTTTCGTCCTTTGCCCTTCTGGGCGGTTTGATTTGTTTACGATGTAAAGATAGCTTAATTGCATCGGATTGTCAACACATTGTATCACATTTTATGAAAATTTTTCTAAACAGTTCCACGTTACTACTAATTCTACACAAAGCCGCAAATAGGCTGCGGCCTTGAAATATTTAAACCGCCTATTTGGAGATTCACCTATGGTGAGCACTGAACAAGCCTTAGACTATCTGAAGAAGAAACACGAAGTCGAATCTACAGCGTCTGGACAACCTGAAGAGAAGGCTACGCCGGAAACCGAAGATAAACCGGAAACCGAAGGCACCGAGCAGACGACAGTCCAGGAACCTGCGACGGAGAAGAAGGATGAGCCGGTCAAGACGGACGATAAGCCAGCCGAGAAGGAAGACGAAAAGCCTTCCGAACAAGGTAAGGACGAAGTCAAGTCTGACGAGAACGACACGGAAAAGTCTGAACCGAAAAAGGAAGACAAGCCGGTCAAGCGCAAATACACCCACGAAGAACGTGTTGCACACAAGTTTGCGAAACAGAGCGAGAAGCTCCGTGAGCGCGGCGAAACGATCCGCAAGCAACAGGAGACCATCGACAGCCTCAACAAGGAACTCGAAAAGTACAAGGGCCTAAAGCTCGAAGACTTCGAGAACAACATGGAAGCCTACGCCGACTGGAAGGCCAAGGAAGCTTCGATGCAGAACGAGGTTAAGTTCCGCAAGGAGATGATGGAACGCGAACAGCGTGAAGCGGCCGAGCTGGAGACAGCGAGACGCGAAGAGCTTTCGTTCGAAGACGAAGATGAACGCGAGGAATACCGCGAGATGCTACGCATCAACGGCCCGAACTTCTACGACGCGCTTCAGAAGGCGGACGCGGACTACATGCATCCGAACGGCAAGGGTGACATTGCGAAGACTGTGCTAGGCTATCTGTCAACGGTTGACAAGTATCCGGTGGTTCTTAAGCAGCTGATGGACTTGAAGACGGGAGCACTCCGCAGAGTATTCAACGGAAGCAAAGACCCGGAAATCATCAAGAACAACCTTCACCAGCTGACCCAGGAACTTCTTTCCGAGCAGAAGAAGCCATCCGCAGATTCAGTTGCTCAGAAACCGCAGAATCCGCCCAAGCCAATCCCGGTGATCGGAAAGCAGACGACGGCGAATTCGAAACCTAGCGAGCCGGTTCATGACAAGGCGTTTTGGACAAACTACGCAAAGAACCATCGCTGAAACTCTAAATAGAAAGGAATAAGCAATTATGGCTATTACTCCAGTTGTTAATAACAAGGTCGAGCTCATCGCCTTCCGCGCAGCCGAAGCTGCAAACTACCTCCGTATCGGTTCCCGCAAGTACTTCAAGGACCAGCTTGTCGGAAAGCGCAACGGTCAGGAATACCAGTTCGTCGTGCGTGATGCTGGCGTCTTCCAAGAAGGCATGGACTTGACCTCTAACGGCCCGTCCAACCTCGTGGAACGTGCTGTCACCAAGAAACTTGAACTTGGCAACATCCTCATCGCCACTAACCTTCTGAACAAGGTAACGGACATCGACTGGGACGATGACGTCGCAAAGATTCAGGGCCCGAAGCTCATCCACGGCGTCGTTCGCAAGGCCGTCGACGCTGACCTCGGTTTGCAGAACACTGCATTTGTCGGTACTGGTTTCGGCCCGCTCTTCAAGGCCCAGAACTTCCTCAAGACCGTGTCTGACGCTCAGGCTTACGGCTTCATCAACCCGATGATTAACTCCGTGCTTTCCACCAACGGTCAGGCTTTCACTCCGGCTGAAGCATCCGACGTGTTCTCCAAGGCTGGTCTCGTTGGCAAGCTCTCTGACGTGGAATACCGTGCAAACCAGTATATGCCGATGGTGTCCGTCGACTCCGCCACTGACACGGAAATCAAGAAGGTCACCCAGCTCGAATACGTTGCTGGTGCAACCGACAACGCCGATGCAACTCTCCGCCTCTACGGTGTGACCACGGTTGTTCCGAAGGGTTACGTCTTCTGGGCAAAGGGTGTGTACGCAACTGACATCTGCGGCGATAAGACCAGCGCACTCAAGGCTTTCATCGCTGTCGAAGACGGTAAGAAGGCTGGTACGGGTACTGGCGAATCCGGTTCCGCAAGCTACTCCACCATCAAGATTCGTCCGATTCACTTCGCCGGTGAAGGCACGAAGGAAGTCTGCAAGGCTGACGGTACTGCATTTGGTTCTTCTGAATCCGCTGCTCGCACCGCTTTCAACACTGCATTCGCTTCCATCACTGCTGCCGACCTCAACCTCCTCCCGGTAGGCGACTACTTTGGTGGTTTCGTGAGAGTTGACGGTGCCATGGAATTCGAAACTGTTGACCAGCTCGACGCCTCCAACGCCGACACCAAGAAGGAAACGGTTGAAGGCTTGACGGTTATTGAAAACCGTGCAGTCGACGTCATCAAGGGTACCAACGATACCCGCTGGACTGTCGTGTCCATGTCTGGTATTGTTGAACCGCGTGAAGTGGCCTACGTCCTTGTCAAGGATCAGGTCATCAACGAGGTCCACAACAACCCGTAATTTGTCCTAGACAAAATGTTCCTCAATGTGCCTAGTCCTCCGGGGCTAGGCACCTTTTGTTTGTATTACTTTAGTCGGGATTAGAGCATCCGCGCTTGCGGTCGTTCGTGGCGTCCAGATACTCGGTGTAACATTCCTGGAGATGCTCCTGTATCGCCTCGTCCTTCTTGCGGTCGGATATCTTCTTCTTGAAGTACCGACAAGCTGCCGTATAGCCAGAACGGTATATGTAGCTGTACGGACTTGCCCCGTTCTTAATGTACGTGAGGGAACTCCACATGTCGACGAACATGCTGTCGGCACAGTCTTCGCGCTCCTTGGTGTTCCGGCAGTTGATTTTGGGGTTCTCGAAGACGATGTTCATCATCGTCCGGACGTAGTCGTATAGCCGTGCCTCTTCTTCGGAGAGCAACTGACGCTGGTTGAACGTTTCCACGAGCGCAGTGAAGTCAGCCATGTCGAGGTCATAGCCACGTACAAAGTCCTTGTGGTCGTACGGGATTTCGCGTGAACGCTTGCGTTCTACCTTTTTCCAATATAACAGTTCCATAATTTACCTATTACCTGTTCCTTACCCAATAAATTATATCAGTTTGCCTCTACTTATTTGTCGTAATCAAAGGGTTGTTCCCGCCGACAAAATCTTAAAAGAAGAGGAATACTGTGGCACTCGAATACCTATTATCGCCTGAGTTCCAGATTTCGACGACGTCCGGTAAGCCGGACACCGGCGGCTGGATAGAAGTTTATCTGTCTGGAACCCGAACAAAATATTTCACGAGCTGTGATTTCAACGGCACGAAGAACCCGTTCAGGGTGTCACTGGATTCCCTTGGTCAAGCCATGGTGCTTGCGGACGGCGGTTCCTCCTACGACTGCTACTTTTACAACCGATACGGAACTCTGCTGTTCAGCCGTATGAACGTCACTCCGTCCGGTGGCGGTGCGATAAGCACTGTGACGATCACCAGCTCTGACGATTCCCTCACCGTAACTCCTACCGAAAACGGCGTAGACTTGTCCGTAAACGGACACGAAGCTTCCGTCCTCCGAGCTGTCGGTGCCACTATGACCACCGATGGTCGCGTGTCGTTCACTCGTGTACAGAAGACCGGAACTGCTGTCGACGTCAGCGAACAGAACAAGGTGATGGCAAGCTCCGGCTGGTACCACTACGATATCGTTGGCAAGCTCACCGTTGCCGAAGCCACTTCCAACCAGACCGAACGCGTCACGTTCACGACCAACAACGACACTTCCGTCGTTGACTTTGACATGACCTACGCCCATACCGAGGCGGTCCATCTGTCCGGTGAATGGCTTTCCGAGAACGAGACTACTGAATTCTATGTCGATGTCAGCGGTATCCCTACCGGGATGACGGTGTCTGTAGAAGACCTTGGAATCCACGCCATCAACGGAGTCGTTGACGGACACGCCTACTCTGGCGGACGGAACATCGACATCACGAACAAGGTCATCAGCTTCGTACCGACTCGTGCCTGGCGTTCCATGCATGGTTCTACTTGGTGCGACAGCGGTGACGTTTTCGGTTTCTTGACCGACGACGCCTACTACGACCCGGACGGCCTAATCACGGTCGAGAAGGGAACTAACGAAGATTCCGAGCACAATGTGACCCACTGGGGCAACATCCATATCGCAGCCGGTCATGCGGCAATCGTCGTGACATCCGTTACGTTGTTGAGAAAGCCGGACGAACTGCAGCCGACCCTCAACTCTATTGCACTGTGGTACGGTGGCAACCCGGTCAGCATCTACGGTGCTCGTCATGAATTTTTATACGACAACTCGCAGAGCAACGAAGTCGTTCCCCAGATTGTCGGTTACTTTCCGGCTACCGAAAACGGAGCAACAATCAGTCTCGGCTGTAGTGCTGGGATTCCGTGGTACTACTTCAAACCTACTGAACTTTGGGTCGCTGTGCTCGACTAAGGAGAATTTATGTCTACACCTGAACCATATCCGTACAGACAACTTAACTATCCGGTCAACAACCTTGAGCAGAGCTTCACGCAAGAGCAGAAGCTCCAGACAAGAGCCAACATTGGCATTCCGTCTTCCGCAAACAACACCGACAAAGTCCTCACCGTGGACAACGCGGCTGGGGAACTTGCATGGAAGGAAGTAGAAATCCCGGAAGTGCCAGTCCAAGACGTAGAAGTGGACGGCGTATCCGTCGTGAACGCAAGTGGTATCGCAGAGATTACGATGCCGACTATTCCAGTTACTGACGTGACCGTGAACGGCACTTCCGTTGTCAGCAACACGGTCGCTGAGGTGACCGTGCCGACCGCAGTATCTGACTTGCAGAACGACGTCGGCTACATTACGTCTGCCGATGTTCCGTCTGCACAGACCCAGTCGGACTGGGATGAATCGGATTCTTCCGACCCTTCGTTTATCCAGAATAAGCCGACTCCTAAGCAACTCGTAGCCGGGTCTAACATTTCCATTTCTGAGTCCCAGTCCACCGTGACTATCTCGGCTGCTGAACAAGTTAACGCAGACTGGGACGCCGTCAGCGGAAAGGCCCAGATTCTGCACAAGCCGGACTTGAGCGTGTACGCCACGACCCAAGCCATGAACACGGCACTTGCTTCAAAACAGGACACGATTTCTGATTTGTCTACAATCCGTTCCGGTGCTCAGGCTGGTGCAACTGCCGTCCAACCTAGCGACCTCGCGACTGTAGCGACTACTGGCGATTACGATGATTTGATTGACAAGCCAGACTTGTCCATCTACGCAGAGTCGAGCGACTTGGCAACCGTAGCTACCACTGGGTCGTACGATGACCTCAGTGACAAACCGACAATTCCTCCGGCCCAGGTCAATAGCGACTGGAATTCTAGTTCCGGCGTTAGCCAGATATTGAACAAGCCGAACTTGGCGGCTGTAGCTACGACTGGCGACTATTCTGATCTAGTGAATACGCCGTCAATCCCTGCCGCTCAGGTCAACTCTGACTGGTCTGAGACGGATTCGACATCCAAGGCTTATATCGAAAATAAGCCCGACCTCTCCGTGTACGCGGAAAGTTCAGACCTTGCTACTGTTGCGACAACTGGTGATTATGACGATCTCCAGAACAAGCCAGTGAT